AGATCGAGTTCTTGACCAACGCTCGACCAGTGCCCACCGCCGGTGGGGAATGGAACGAGCACGGTGTAGGTTTGGCGGGTTGCCATTTTTCGTTTCTCCATAAACGGGAAAGCCCCTCAAGAGGAGGGGCTTGGGCGGGTGTTAAGTAGTTTTAAGCGGATTAGAAAACGCCCCGGGGGGGCGGTTATTGAAGCGCTGTAACCGACGTGCCCGCAGAAGAGTCGGGCCAGCCATCCTTGAGCATTTCGTCCACGTAAATACCGGCTTCAAACGCATTCAAAAGCTCTAGCTCCCGATCAAAACAGGCTTGGACGTGAGCACGGACTGCTTTGGCAATGACCAGGATTTGCGTCGCGTCGATTTGGATAAATCCATCCAGCGTTTTGAAGTTGCAACGATATTCAGGGTCTAGAACCGCTGCCAGTCCGGTACTGGAGATGAGTGCTTGGCTGTCACGAGTTGTTTCTACCCTTACCCCCTTTACAGCGATGCCGCGTATTTCGTGTAGGAACCGCGTTGCCGCGAAAAGCTCGGGGTAATTTGGCTCCGCTATCGCAAACGGTACTTTTACGACTTGCCCGTCCACTAGTCTCCACTCACCCGTTTGATCGCTTCTCGTCGCGAAAAAAACTTCATCGCTCAGTTCGATCGCTTGTTCAGGGATGACGGAGTGAAGCGCCGAGTCATAACGTCCGGTCAATTGACCGGTCTCACTAAATGTTGCGAACTTCATTGTTAATCCTCAACCAGTTCTTCGCCTCAACGGCCGATCGCCAGGAAATAAAATTGTGCCGGTGTCGGCCCAGTGTTGCGAATAGTCACGTTGGCCTTACTCTGGGCCCGAACCTGACCGATATAAGTCGAGCCCGTCGGCGCATCCACCGCAGCATTGGGATAAGTGGTAAATACTGCTGGTACGAACAACGGGAACGCTATGGGAAAAGCCTGGAGGTAATTAGCGCCGGATGCGATTGCGTTCGTCATCCCCCACTGAATGATCAAACCTCCAAGCCAGGTTGGAAATACAACGTAGCTACTTCCCAGGTTTTCAGAAATCCCAATCGAAAACCCCCAACGCATTTTCTTTGGAGTGACGACTGTTTTGTCATCAGTGCCAGAATCGGTCTGGGTTTGGGTGGCGACTTTTGCTGTGCCTTGATTCAGTTCAGTCGCTTGCTGCGCCAGTACAGCCAACGCGGCTATATCGATGTTTCCTTGATTGACCGAAGCGTTCCAAGCTTTGATACACCAGATGACCGCGATGTTGCGTGGACGTGTTTCAGTAGAGGTGCGCGCCACTCTGGAGGCGTCAAACGTGACGGCGTGATAAGCGTTCTTCTGGCTAACAGGATTCGGCGCCGTGTTCAGGTTACTTTTCTCAAAAGCACCACTTGCGGAAGTGATATCAAGGTAGCCGTCAAATACACCAGTTATGTTCTGCAAAGTGTCAGTCTGATAACTGCCGAGGCCACGGCCGCTATCAACACCCCGCCCATGATCCCAACCCCGCAAAAACTCCCCACGCGCCTCAGGCAGTCGGAAATTACCAACTCCCTCATCGCCCTTGTTGAATTTGCCACCTAGATAAGCGCTCAAGTCCGGGTAAGTCGCGCTGCTCTTGACGCTGTTATCCAGTTCCAAAAATCCGGGTGGTGGCGCATCAACCGGAAACGCCACAATCGATCCCACTGGCAACGCCGAAGCCTTGGCGATCAGCGCTTCAACTTCAGCTTTGGTGTACGAGTCCTTGATACCAAATCCGGCCAGCGTTTCCGGATTGGCCCCAGCCGTCGCGCGGCCATATTCATCAACCGTCAGGCTCTTGTAGGTACCGGCAGCAATCCCGGTGCGCCCTGCGAGCATCTTGAACGTCAATGCTGTGGTGCCGAGGTTGATCGGTGCGTTGGTAGTCAGGTGCCACAGCGAATCTCCATTCGCTACGCCCTCCTCCACCATCACAGTCAGGCCCGGGGTAACCTTGGCGCTGCTGTTGGCATCGGTCGCCCGCACCCAATCACTATTGGCAACGATCCACAGGCCGTTGTCCTTGGCCAGGGTCTGGCTCGGCAGCAGCACGCGGTCACCGGCAACCACGGCAACACCATCGATCTGCTGGGCGCCTTTCAGTACGACATTGCCAGTCGCAGCGACGCGCACCGATTGCTTGCCATCGAGCTTGCCGAGTTCTTCGGCCAGATAACTCATGACCCAGGCACGCGTGGCCTTGACCACCGTGTCATCGATCAACAAGGTCACCAGCGAGGCATTGCTGGTCTCGAAAATCGAGCGAATGTAGAACTCTTTTCCCGAACCCGACGTCGCCAGCACCGGTTTGAAAGACTCCGGATATTTAACGATGGCGTAGAGAATGCCTGTGTCAGTCCACAGTCCCGCTTCACGCACATACCAGCCGCCAACGTCCGGCGGAATGGTGACTTCAGCGAGCAGCCAGCTCGGATTTTTCTCATCTTGGAACAGTGCGTTGATCGGTCCGCGCCAGACTTCACGGGCCAGCGCGGTTGCGGTGGCCGATGGGTTGTAGACCTTGTCATTGCCGTCGCCGACAGAAAAATGCGTCAACTTGATCGGCACGCCCGCGGCCTTGCACGCCGTTTCGTAGGCAATCCCTGCGTTGGTGAGCAGGGTGTAATAGTCAGCCATTCAGGCCCCCTGAGGATAAATAGTGGATGTTTCGACGGTGTACATACCGGCCGCTATGAACGCCTCTCCCGAGGTTTCAAGCCCTTCGATGAACACCGGATAAACCGTGGTCAGTTCGCCGCAGAACGTCGCGGCGCCGATAACGTGACTGCCGAACGCGCTGAGCCCCACCGAGACGGTCAGCACATCCCGTTCGCTTTTGGCATCGGCCAGGCGTCGGTCGAGACGGGCGTCGATGGCTTCGCTGTAGGGTTGTTCAGTGAAGGCGCGCACTGAAAAGCTGTAGGGCGCGCCGGGCGGTGTCTGTTCGTACCAAGCGTGGATTTCCGGGCGCAGTTGCAACCCCTTGGCGGCGTTTTCCAGCGCTTTTCGAGTGCCGGCCTGGCGTGTAGTGGGCCAGGCCAGTTCGACGGTCAGGCGCTTCTCCGCTTCCGGCGCATCGCTGCTCCATTCGGCGACGCCGCGATCCGCTGCCAGATACGGCAGGAAAGCGACCGGGGTTTCTGCGGGGTTCATCAGCTCGGGGAACGGCGGTGCGATGCGATCGAGCAAGGCGCCGAAGCCCAGATCCAGTCCGCGCTCAAGTGCCGAGCTGTTGGCTGGCAGTAAGGTCGGGCGCTGAGTTTTTTCACTCATAGCGTCAGCACCTCGACTTCGACCGCGGTGCAATAAGGCGCCTGAAAAGCGGTGGTGACGATCGGCGCCAGCGGTTCGAGAATCTGCAGTTGTACGGCGCCGGCGCTGTGCAGCGTGTAGTCGATCCAGCTCGGATCGACCCGACCTTCCAGGCGATGACAGCTGTCGGCATAAGCCTGCAATTGTGCTTGCGCGGCGACTTTGGTCAGGCCCGAATCAGGGCCGGAATTGATCTTGGCGACCACGCGAATTTTGTAGCGCTGGATCTCGGCAGCCTTGACGGTAACGAGGTCAGTTTCCGGGCGCACGTCTGGACGAGCAAAGTGCTGACGGACGCCGTCGAGCAATGCTTCGGAAGGCGTGCCATCGCCGTCTCGAGAAAGCACGGTGACTTGCACTTCGCCCGGCGCAGTGCGCCGCCCATTGCCATCCTTGACCTGCGCGGCGAGGCCGTCCGGGTTGAAGGTGTAAGTGACATTCACTACGCCGGAATCAGTGGACTCGACCTGCACCATGGGCCGCTCGCCGAGGGTGAACACCTCGCGGCGATACTGCATCCGCGAACCCGCCGCCGGTGCATGAGGTGCCAGGTAATAACGCAGCCGAGCGTCGTCATCACTTTCATAAATCGCCGGCACCGGCGGGAATGCCGCCGGGTCGCCGGGATCGAGCAATTGCCGCTCCAAGCCCATGTCCGCCAGCCGCGCATCGAGATTGCTGCCGGTCGCCCACCACGCCAGCATCTGCTTGATACGTGCGTTGTATTTGCGCTCATGGGTTTGCAGACGCACGCAGAACGCTTCCAGCGCGAGGGTCAGCAATTCGCTTTCGTTTTCCAGACTCGCCTTGAGTTTCACGGCGCTGGCCGGCGAGCGAGCCCCCACGTATTCGATGACGAAAGTCTTGAACTCGACGAGCAAGTCTTCGAACGCTTCGACCGTGATCAGCGCGGGTTCGGCCAGCTGATTCTGGCCAGGTATCAGCATGCTCATGTCAGCACCTCAAAGGTTTGTCGGCGGTTTTTCCAGGTGCCGGCGAAGCGCAGCTGCAGGCCGTCGCCGTGACGGCTGGCGACAATCACTTGCGGCTGAAAATCGTCGATGCCGTTTTGCGAGTTGTAGAACGCTTGCGCGGCGTGGCTCTGTGCCAGAAGCAGAATGTCGTCACCGAGGTTCTGCCCGAGGAGAGTGGGAATCAGCGAACCGTACAAAGGTCGTTTCTGCCGGGTGCCCAGCGGTGTGGTCAGGGCTCGGGTCGCGCGCTGCACGAATTGCAGCCAGTCGTCGACTGTGGCCCCGCTGTCTCTATCGATTCCGATCATGGGAGGCTCTTGAATCAGGGGCTGATGACGCGGCCCTGGTGATCGACCAAGGGGCCGCTGAAGTGCACGCCCGAGGCGTCAATACTCAGGCCGACGGCGCCCAGTTGCAGGGTGATCAGTTGTGGCGTCATGGCCAGACGTGCCGGGCCGATGCTCAGTTCGAGCGACTCGCGAGACCCGTGGAATTGCGTTGGTCCGTTGAGCCAGTGCAAGGCGTGGCTGGCGTCGTCGTAACTGCTTTCGCTGCCGTCCTGATGTACCCGACGGGTCAGCGTCGGCACAGTCGAGGCCGGGGGGAAACGGTCACTGTTCAAGCCGAACAACGCGACACTCTGCGCACCGCTTTCACCGCTGCCATAGTTGAACAGCAGGCACTGCTCGCCCACCGTTGGGATGCGCGATTCGCTTTGCGCCCCGGCGCTAGGATTGAAGAACTTGATCACTGGGGTGAGCAATCCACCATGGCTGACCTGGCAGGTATTGCTCGCCGCATCAACTGACTGACAGATGCCAATGCGACAGAAACTCTCGGCGCGGCGGTGCAAGTCTTCGATTTCCGCTTCCATTTCCGCCAGACGCTCAATGATCGGGCCAAGCTGCATACGCAGTAATGCATCGAACATCGGTCAGC